TTTCCTGCAAATGTAGCATTCACAAGTATTACTGTAAACACAGGAAGTTTAATTGCTTATATAAAATGATAGTAACATATTTGAATACTGTTTTAAGAAGATCGAATGTAAGTCCTTCGATTGGGAAGGTTTGGGAAGCAGAATTGTTCTATGATTGGGAACTTTGGTTGGACCAAGTATGGGAAGATCAATTGTAAAATTTTGAGTAAAAAAATAAAAATATAAAATCATGGCAGGATTAACCGGATTAAAACCAGGTAACACATACGGACAATTATTATATATTGGTTCAGGAAATGTAGGAATTGAAGCCACAGCAAAACAAGTATATTCAGGATTAGGAATTGCAAGTCCTTTATTATTATCAACTACTCAGGCTTCATTATTAGGCACATCGGCTAGAATATTTGGCATGACTCGACACACCACAGCCAACACCGCAGGAAATAACCTAACCATAAATGCAGGTGGCGCAACATCAGGCGCAACAGACAAAAATGGGGGTGATACATATATCACATCAGGAATTGCTACAGGCTCAGGATCGAGTAATATTTATTTCCAAACAGCCACAGCTGGCGCAGCAGGAACAGCAGACAGGACACCCTCTACTAAAATGGTACTTGGAGGAGATGGAACCTTATCAACAAGTCAAATAATTATAGATAGTGGACTTGTGGGAACAGCGGCAAAGCCAGCACTCGCTTTTGGAGATGGAGATACAGGTTTTTATGAGCAATCTGACGACACCCTTCAAGTTTCATTTGGAGGAGTGCATGGTTGGTGGTGGCATGGACTAGAATTTAGTGCAGCTATTACAAAAGGAGCAGTTATAGCAAATAAAACACCAAGCTCAACCGTTCCTGTTCATTATTTTAAGGATGATGAGAACACAGGATTAGGAAGGGCAGCAGTTGATCAAGGTAGTTTGATTGCTGGAGGTGCAGAGGTTTGCAGATTTGGCTATGTTTCAGCAGGAAACCGGCCAGCATTATATTTTCCAGAAATAACAACTCCCACAGCAATTGCTGACATGGGCTCAATTTATTTCAAATCTGATAATAAAATGTATTGTCAAACAGGCGATGGAGTTGAGCATGAAATAGCATTTGTATAGCATATATAAATTTTAATCAATAATAAAAAAACAAATACCATGAATGGAATCGAAGTTAAAAAACACATTGCAAGAAACAAAGCTGGACGTGTCTCAGTTGTAAGACATAATGAAAATGATTTTACAGTTACCACAATCCTATATGATGAGGATAAAAATGAAAACTTATCAGCACAAAGAGTAACTTTATCAGCTTTGAAATCAGAGTTGAAAACAACCCAAGAGAAGGTAGCAGAACTCACAGAGGTTATTGCTGATTTTGAAAAACTACCTATTCCAAAAGTTGAGGAGAAGGAAGAAGAGAAGGAAGCCTAAAAAAGTAAATAATTTATTTAATCAAAATAAAACTAGAATTATGAAACTGAATTTTAATGTACCTTATGTAATGTTAGATGGCAAATCTGTAAAGGATTCTGCCCGCTGTCCTCATTGTAAAAAGGATATTTATGAAGGAGTTGATGATTTGTCTTTGGGACAGAGAATGGCCAACCTGTTATCAGGAGAAAAGAAAGTGGCTGGTTTTCCTCCTCTAAGATCAATGGAACTTTTTATGACTCTTTATAAGAATGAACCAATTGATTTAACAGTCAAAGAGTTGGAAGCATTTAAGGAGTATTTTGGGGCTGATGATACCAATATGCCTTTATTGTTAAAAGGGCAGATTTTAAAGGTCATTGATGCTCTGGAAAACAAGAAGTAGGAAAGGAAAGGAGCTATGGACAAATCATAGCTCCTAATATTTTGATTTGGATATATTGTAAATTGGATAAAAGATTATGAAAAGGAATAAAAGACCTGCCAAGCAAATAGAAGTTCTTAGCACCTTAGTTAACCGTGCTAGGTTACAAGCTAAGTTGGGCCAGAGCTATGGAACAGACCGAGACCTTTATCAAGCACTTGGTTATCCTACTGAATTGGACTTTGATGATTATTGGGCACAATATGTCCGTCAAGATATTGCCAAAGCTATCATAGACAGACCTGTTAAGAAAACATGGCAGGGTGATGTGTTGGCTTTGGAAGCTAATGACAAAGAAACTTCCCAGTTTGAAAGAGCTTGGGAGGAGTTGATGAAAAATTTACAATTAAAAACTAGGTTTATCCAATTGGATAAGTTAACTGGTATTGGGCACTATGCTGTTTTGTTATTAGGTTTTGATGATGTCAAAGAATCAATGGATTGGACAAACCCAGTTGGCACAGGTGCAAGGAAGCTTTTATATGTTAAAGCTCTTTCTGAATCCAATGCTGTTATATCCGAATATGAAACTAAAACAGACAATCCCAGATATGGGTTGCCTGTACTTTATGATTTAACAACTACCACTCCTGATGGTGAGTCAAGTTCTACTTTAAGAGTTCATTACAGTAGGGTTATACATGTGGTGGAAGATGCTATTGATTCAGAAGTGGAAGGAACACCAAGATTGGAGTCAGTTTTTAATAGGCTTCTGGATTTGGAAAAGATGGTTGGAGGAAGTGCTGAAATGTTTTGGAGAGGAGCACGCCCCGGTTACCAAGGAAAGGTTGACCCAGAGTTTACTATGACAGATGCTGTTAAAGAAGGATTGATTGATCAGTTAGATGAATATGAGCATAACCTTAGAAGGATTTTAATGCTGGAAGGAGTTAACATGCAGGCATTGGAGTCTCAGGTGGCTGACCCAGCTAACCATGTAGATATACAGATACAAATGATTAGTTCGGTTACGGGTATTCCTAAACGGATTTTAACAGGTTCTGAGAGGGGTGAGTTGTCTAGTGGAGAGGATAAGAATCAGTGGGCCGCTTTTATATCGGCAAGGCGTGAGGAGTTTGCTGAGCCAAAAATCCTGATTCCTTTTATAGACATCTGTATCAAATATAAGATTCTGCCAAAGGTGGAAGATTATTATATACAGTGGGAGGATTTATTCAGTCTTGGTGATAAAGATAAAGCTGAAATTGGTAAAACTAGAGCAGAGGCATTAAGAGCTTATGCTGCTGAACCATTAGCTCAATATATAATGGGGCCAGATGCTTTCTTTGAATTTCTTTTAGGATTAGATGGTAACCAAATAGAGCTTGTTAAAACCATGATGGGTGATCAAATAAAATTAGAGGAAGAGGATACATTTGAGGATGATGAAGCAATTATTGAGGAAGAAACAATTGAAAAAGAATAAATGTGTGAATGTGCTGTACATACTGAAGTAGATGTTTATGTTAAGGCTGGGAATTATGACCCAACTAGGACATTAACACTGCGCAATGCATTTGTGGCTGATATGAACAGAAGGTTTAAAGACCTTATGAAGCTTATCAAAGAAGCCATAGTGGATCAGGATGTATTTGCACTTTCTTCTCCAGATAGTAACTTAATCACTCAGCAGGGTTTTGCTCCCGGCAGGAGGGCTTTTGATTTCCCTACAACTGGGCAGAAGATGGATGCTTTCATGGCTTGGTTAAAACAGCAACAGAATGAAGGTTTGCTAGAGATAACTACCATACAGCAGAGTGGAAGAGCTTTACACAGCCCTTGGACAGACAAGTATGTTTCTGACAGTTATAAGAGAGGAGTAATGCGTGGTCGCTCTGAACTAAAGAATGCTGGATATAAAGTTCCACCAATAAGTGAAACAGGAGGCATCCAAGCTAGTATGTCAACCCCATTCCATTTAGATAGGGTGGGAATGTTATACACCCGGACCTTTAATGAGCTAAAAGGAATAACTGATGCTATGGACCAACAAATCAGTAGGGTATTGGCTCAAGGAATGATTGATGGAGATGGACCAGCTCTATTAGCCCGTAAGATCAATGCTACTATTAGCAGTGGGCTTGGGATGACAGATACTCTGGGAAGGTATATTCCAGCCCAAAGGCGAGCCCGTATGTTGGCTAGAACAGAAGTGATCCGTGCCCATCATATGGGTACAATTCAGGAATATAGGAATTGGGGTGCAGAAGGAGTTAATGTACAGGCTGAATTTAGAACAGCTGAGGATTCCAGAGTGTGTGCGCAGTGTGAGAGTTTACATCTTCAACGATTTACTTTAGATCAGGCTGAAGGAATAGTGCCCCAGCATCCTAGTTGTAGGTGTATTTGTCTTCCTGTTAGAGTAGGTGGAAAAAAATCATTTGATGCAAAGTCATTTAAATCGGATGAAGAAGCCCAAGCATTTGCGGAAGCTAATTGGGCAAAATCAGCTAAGAAATTATCCACCGCTGAAAAGGACATATCATATAGTTATGTTTCAGAAGGGTATGATCAAAACATGAATAGAATGTTGAGAGGTCTCACTCAATTAGATCAACCCATGGTTCCTATATTCGAAGGAAAAGAAGCTCAAGAAGCTATTAAGTTGATGGACTCAGCAATAAGTAAAGGTGCTAATACATTTGCTCAAGATCGCTATGCTTTCAGGGGATTAGCAAGTCATGATGATACTGATGATTTTTTGAAATTTTTGAGAAGCTTAAAGAAAGGAGAAGGATACACGGACAAAGGTTACATATCCACTTCACTTTCCCAATTCCAAGCTGAGTCTTTTGCCCAGATGGATCAACAATTGGATGTAGTTTTAAAAATACGTTTGAACAAAGGGAAGAGGTATTTCACACCACATCCAGATGAATTAGTAACTGAAGCTGAAATCCTACTCCCAAGAGGAACATCTTTCAAGGTAGTTGGCGCCACTCAAGAGGAAATGTATTATGTAATTGAATTAGAAATATTATGATACGTATTGACAGATTTTTGTACAAACCACAAGATGTAAAAGGTATCAACAAATTATCGGTTGATGAGATTAAAGAACTTGAAAAAATAAAGACAAATGAAAAGAAAGTATAAGAGTTTTTTGACCCAGTCCACTGAGGCTGTGGAATATGCAGTAAGAACAGAGATGCATGAGCAGAAAGAATATCTGGTGGTGCCTGTTGTTATGATGGTTGAAGGTGTGCATAGTGGTTCAAGAGGGCCAGTGCTACATACAGCTAGTGAGCTTGGTAAAATTCCAGAGAGTTGGAATGGGATTCCTGTTACAGTTAATCATCCCCAAGATGATAATGGAAAGTATATCTCAGCCAATAGTCCTAATGTACTAAGGAAGTATGCTATTGGGATTATTTTTAATACACATATGGATGGTGACCAGCTTAAAGCAGAAGCATGGATTGAGGTTGATAAATTAAGAGCTTTTAGTGATGTGGAAATCTACCTTAATGAACAAAGAGCTTTGGATGTGAGTGTAGGTGTGTTTTCGGAGGACGACCCGACCGAAGGAGTTTGGAATGGAGAAGAGTATCAGTCAATTGCTAGAAATCACCGACCCGACCACTTAGCCTTGTTACCGGGAGGTACAGGAGCTTGTAGTTGGGGTGATGGTTGTGGAATCAGAAACAATGAAAAAACAGATATGAAAAAACAGGAACAAATAGAGCATATAACAGCTTTAAAGTTGGTGTATGTTTATGAGCAGAGTTTGGAGGCAATTCTGGAGTCTGCTTGGCGGGCCATAAATTCTATGGATACCGAAACAGAAAGCTATTATGTACGGGAAGTCTTTAAGGAGTATTTGGTGTATGAGAAACGGACCAAAAACACTGACACTTCCAAAACCTTTAAACATTCCTATGCTGTTGAAAATAATAAAGTAATTTTAGCAGGGGATGCCGTGGAGGTTGTGCGTGAAGTTAGCTATGTACCAATTGGAACTAATTCAAAAACAAATGATAAAAAAGAGGACATTATGACCGAGAAGAAGAAGCCTTGTTGTCCAAATAAAGTGGAGGAGCTGATAGCAAATGAGCTATCCAACTTTACTAAAGAGGACCGAGAGTGGCTACTGGCTCAGGATGAAGCAACAATTGAGAAGTTGATGCCTAAAACTGTGGAGTCACCTCAAGTGAATTCTGAAGCAGAAATCACCAAGGATCAGGCAGTGGAAGTCCTGATAAAAACTATTTCCACAGTTGAAGATTTTGTAAACATTTTACCAGAAGGAATCAAAGTTCATGTTGAGGCAGGGCTTGCGCTCCATACTGAGAAAAAGAAACAACTTGTTGATGGCATTATGGATAATGCTGGAGAGGGTGTCTGGACTGAAGAGGAGTTAACCGCAATGGAGATGGATATGTTGGAAAAATTAGCAAAGACCTCCGGGTCCAAAACTGATTATTCAGGTCTGTCTGCAGGAAAGAAAGCAAGTGAGCCATCAGAAGAAGTTTTGATGCCCACTGGTTCGTAATTTTTATTAACGACATTAAATATATAAGGAGGATTTTAAAATGTCAAATACTATTAAAATTAAAAATTATTTGAATGTACAGGAAGAGATTATTGCCATTGGTGTGATCACTCCGGGTATGTTATTGGAATTGACAAGTGCAGGAAAGGTGCAAGCCCACTCTGCTTCTGGTCAAAATATGTTTCAATATTTCGCAGTTGAGGATGAACTCCAAGGCGAAGAAATTACTGATACATATGCAGTAGCTGATCCAGTTCAAGTATGGATTCCCCAAAGAGGGGATATTGTTTATGCATTGCTTGCTGATGGTGAGAATGCGTCAATTGGTGACTATCTAGAAAGTAATGGTGATGGATATCTAAAGGTGTATGCCGTAGATGCAGAGTCCGTTGCTAATTACACTAATCAGATTGTGGGACAAGCTATCGAAGCTGTGGACATGTCTGATTCGTCTGGAGTTGACCCAGCTGGTAGAATAAAGGTTCGTATAATCTAATTTAAATTTTTTAAGGAGAAAAAAGAAATGGAACCAAATATTGATTATATTGGAAAAGAAGGAGCACAAGGTGCTCTCGCTTCTAACATCTTAGCTAATGGCAAGATGGATCCGGGACAATTGCGTCCATGGATTGGAAAAGATGGAAAAGCATATGTTACTGTATTCAAAGGAGGAGATGCCAAGGATACAAAGAACTATGTGAACCATTTAGTTGCTCATGGCACTCTGAGAAGGGATGAGTGGAAACAGTTGGATGAAGCTGTTGTTAAAATTTCGGAATCACGGACAGGTGGAGTTGCTGATTTAGAGTCCCATGGGCTTGTTTATAATCTGGGCAATGCTATGGGAACAACTGTGCTAGAATGGCATGACGTGAGTGATGCTCTTTCAGCTGAGTTAACCATGGATGGGATTGCCAGAGCTCAGAATGATCGTCCTGTTTATTCTACTAATTATTTGCCAATTCCTATTATCCATGCTGATTACGAAATAAACACTCGTACATTGGCTGCTAGCAGGAACATGGGAAATCCTTTGGATACAACCTTGGCAGAAAGAGCTACAAGAAAAGTGGCTTTGAAATTGGAGCAAATGTTATTTACAAATACCTCTTATGCCTTTGGTGGTGGTACTATTTATAGTTACACAAATTACACCAATCGTAATGAGGTCACTTTGAGTTTAGCATGGGATGATTCTTCAAAAACTGCGGCTCAGATTTTGGCTGATGTTATTGCTATGAAGCAAGCCAGTATTGATGCATATCATTATGGCCCTTGGATGCTTTATATTCCCACTTCTTATGAAACAGTAATGGATGAGGATTACTCCACTTCAGGAGCTTCCACACAAACCATCCGTGAGCGTATTGAGAAGTTAGGTGGTATTAAAGGCATTAAGGTTATTGACACCTTGACTGCTGATAATGTTCTTTTGGTACAGATGACTTCTGATGTTGTTCGTCTGGTTAAGGGAATGCCAATTCAGAATATCCAGTGGGATGAAGAAGGCAAATTTATCAACAAGTACAAAGTGATGACTATCCAAGTGCCTCAGATCAGAGCAGATCAGGATGGCAATTGTGGTATCACCCACTTGGCTTAATCTTATTCGTACTAATCAAGTACAATTTTTAATCATAAAAATATTAGGAGGATAAAAATATGCAACGTAAGAAGAAAAGTGAATCAAAAAGCCCACCAAAAATAAGGTGGCAAAAGTCTGGTGGTGGTTCTTTTAGAATGGCTGATGGTAGAATTATAAAATCAAAGGAAATTTTCTTGGCTCACCCTGAGGAAATCCCTGCCGCTTTTATGGATTCTGTAAAGCCGTTGGACCCAGTAAGGAAGAAGAAGCCCTCAGTCACTGAACCAGAGAAGGGTGCTAAAGCTTTGTACACTAAGAAAGAACGTTCAAAGGGTTGGTGGGATATTGTTGATTCCAAAGGCAAGAAGATGAATGATCGTG